AACGCACGTTCCCAGTCTTGAATAAATGCCGTGCCCTGCTTCAATGCAGCCCACGGAGAATTTCCCGTACCGCAGCATCCGGGATAATCGAGCATGTCAGCTACCCACTCTTGTCCCACCCAGTCATACTCAATTGCGACACGCATGCGAGCATAGCGCAAGTCTTTGAGCTTCATGGTTGTGTCTCCCAATCCCTGCGGTATGCTTTCTCGTACTCTTTGAAGCACGACTCGAAAAACCGGTCTTTGGATAGGAGCTTCTCCACCAATAGCATGTGGCACAGCCGGTGCACGCGCCCGTTACCACGTCCCGATAGCTCCCAAATGATTGTTTGAGCGAGTCTCACGCAGCGTTCGTCACTTATGTCACTCGTCATGATGCGCCTCCCAAAATGCCTCCGCAATCTCATCCCAATTCACTCGATTCATTCGAATCCCATCGTATTCGGGACCATAGTTCGCAGCCCAGAATCCGCAGATGGTATCAGCAAGGATAAGCTTGGGCGACTCGCCAAGACGTTCACATGAATTCTCGGCGTGATGCATGAACTGCAAACACTGATAGTATGCGTGCTCCTCGTTATTTAGCCATAAATCGGTGTTCCACGTATCCCAATTGGTCCAGCCTTGGTAGCCGTTGGAGTTAGAATCAGTCATCGCTGCCCCCTATTCGTAATGCGGTGTGCGTTGTGGGTAATCTTGACCCGGCTCCCAATCCACCGTGAACTCATAGATCCCGTCCGATAGCACCGAGCCAATGTCTCGCCGCCCCTCGTTTGTGTATCCGGCATGCTTGGCCATGAGGATAATGTCTTCGGCCAGGTCTCGCTCTGGCACCGGCCAAGTAGCAATTACCTCGCCCGTGTCATACCACCATCCACCCTCCTCGGGACCACCATACGCACGGTCCACGAGGTATAGCGTTACCCAGATAGGTGCCCGCTCTGGCACTTTTCGAAGTTTTTCCGCACATTCCTCATGGTAGAGATGATGATGACCGCAAGCGTCACGGAATTCCGGCAGCTCCACGGGTTGCATGTCGGTTTGATCTTCCCACCCTCCGGGCTTCCAAGAGTAACCGGTCATTGGGCATCGACTCTCCTCATTGAGCCATGCTTCATACGAGATGTGATATCCCTGTTGGCATTTCTTGCAGTAGCCCAGGGCTGTACGATCAGAGCGTGTCAATTTCATCGTCTGCCCCCTCTATCTCTTCCCAATCTCCATCGAACTCCGTGGCTGGCACGAATGCCGCCATCATGCCAATGTCGTCCTGCCACCAAACAATGTCCTGCCCCACGATGCACTCAAGGATATTTCCGTCGAACTCCCTCGCTCCGAAGACCTCCGCCATGATGCGCATTCCGAAACCAGATTCGATATGTGCGTACCGCCCCGAGTCGAAGCACAGCGTCATGATCCCACCCATGGGCTGCCCCTCCAATCCACTGATGATGTCGTAGTACGCTTGCATGGTGCCCCCTTTCAGCTCACGTTCACCCACTTCATTACCGTTTGAATTACGTTATCGTAGTCGCCGCTCGTTGCTTCTTTTCTGAACTCCTCGATTTGTACGTCTAAAACTCCAGCCCGTCGCATTGCTCTCATTACCCGAGCGATAATCACGAAAGCATTGCCGTCTTCGCCGATTAAATCTACGTGTATCTCCTCGTACTTCGGCTTATCAGAGCCCATTGGTTGCCCCCTTTCATTCATCCCAAGTTAGCTTTAGGGTTTTCCCCTGGCGATCTAACATCCAATCCAGCAGTTGGATGAGACCTTCAAGCAATTCCATGCGTGTCTCCCACTCCCATCCAATGCGTTGTTGGCGCTCGGTCCTCAGATACTCCACCAGCAGGCTGCGTTGGTCCCCAAGCAAATCGCGTTTTAGCTTAGCTTCCATATCTCTCTCCAAAAAGCCGGTGCGCTGGGGACATGCTGACTCGGAGGCGATTCAAGTTATGCATGTCTACCTCGCCCAGCGCACCGACTCATCCGGGACACTATTGCCCCGAATCCTTGTTTTCTAGGTCAATGCCCATCGCGCCGCCACGGTCCTGGAGTGTGCTCGGTCATGATCCCACCCCCAAATACCGCTTGAAGTAGCGGCGGACGGCTCGGATAGCAGTTTGCCGGGCAAGCTCGCTCCAACTGTGGTCGCGATACTCGGGATTCCACAGCCAGTTCAGATATGCGTCGCTATGCCCTTGGTCTTTCATGGCACGCACGATCAGCGAACCGTGAATGTAGACTTCGTCGAGATGCGATTGCAGGCAGTCCGTGGTTTGGAACATGAGGCAGCCCCAGCAATCGCCCTGGCTGGGCTCTGGCAGCTCTTCTAGCTTGTCCATCTCTTTGCAGAAGTGATTGATTTGCTTGAGGATACGCTTAATGCGGTCGATCTCGTCGGGATCGTAGTCGATGGGCTTGCCCGTTTTTGCATCGATCACCATGCCGTCGCTGTAAGCCACGATGGCTTGCTCCAAACGCCCGCCGCTGTAGTACCAAATACCCTTGTCCTGGTAGATGCGCCCACATGGGAGATAGCGATTCATTCGCTCCTTTGTAGTCACGGTGCGCCAGCCACCCGAATTCAGTTTGATGGTGCCGTCTGGACGGAACTCCATGATATCCGTCGTGTGTAACCGGATGACACGAGTGCCATCTTCGCGGAAATACTCGAAGGTATTGTTGGCGATCACACGCGATTCCGTGCAATCGATGTTGGCCAATGATTCGGTTTTTGTGGTCATTGCCGCCCCCTAGATAGCCCCGCAATGCGGACATGCGGGCCAGCCGCCACGGCCCTCATCGATGATGTACCCATACGGTAGCCAGCCGCAGTATCCGCAGAATGTTGGTTGAAGTTTGTGTGCTCGCGCAATCAAGTCTTTGCTCCACGTTGGGCGAGCCGCTACGCTTCGCCAATTGTTCTCGATCAATGCGCCACCATCGCGGTCTCGCTTGTTTTCTCCCTTATGGATGAGCACGTGGGCCACGTGATAGAGCAACTCGCGAGCCTTGCTCTCTTTGACCCACTCGCCATCGATGAGATATTGGTCAAGACTCATCGTCATCCCCCTGACAGTTGCGGTCGAATGGCACGGCATGGCAGCCCTCCGGGCACACCCAAGCATTCCGCCCGCCGTTGTCGCAAATGCGCTGCTCGGATGCTTTCTCCCAGATGGCATCGGCCAGAATGTCCGTGGTCATTACGGGATCTGTCTGGTATTGCTTGAGCTTGCGCTCATAGACTTGCGGGTGGAAGTATGTCGCACCGTACTCCTCAATCGTGGTCGCATCCCACTCGGCCAGGATGATGCAAAGCTCCTCGTGTGGTAGGTCTTGAAGGTTTTTGTATGCGTTGTCGTACGCTTCGGCGGTGTGAGACCATCCCCAGGTCATGATCTACTCCAATCCTGCCGCTTTGCGGCAAAAGTCCATTGCATTCGCGAAATTGTCTCCGTCTCCAGATGACGGGAAATCGCATGGCATGTGCATCACCCAAGCGAGTTGCAAAACCATGAGCTTCAATGCGGGATCGGCCTCGATGGCAGGCGTGCCAACCTTGCCATACTCAGGCTCGGACATGATCTCGTCGCACGCGGCGACCATTGAACGAAGAATCCCAGGCGGATTGCACGCGCCAGGATCGATGATATGGACGGCATCCCAATGTCTCTGTGCCATTATCGCCTCCAATGAGATGGATAGTCGCTCATGAGTGCGCCTCCATTTCTGCCCTGATGGCATCCTCGACCCAGCCCCTCGCAACCTGGCAAACCATGGTATTGGAGACAACGCCGGGCTCGAAATCTTCAGATTCGTAGATGGTGATGGCGTCTCCACTGTGAGGGTATTTCTTCGTTACTGGATCGATTGGAACGGCGGTATCGTATAACTTGGTTCGAGTGAGTTGCGCCGGATGGATGCCCCAATGGAGATACACCGCGATACCGTGGCGCGTGACGAATGCTGGCTCGGAAACCCGCTCTGTACTCAGGAAAGCCAGGGTCGCATCTCCTAGCTGGATTGGACCCTTCTTGAGAATCCAGACCGGGAATCGTCCGCCATTGCATTCTTGCCAATGGGCCGTGATTGGGTTCTCGTTTGCCATGTTCGCCTCCTATGTTTGGTTCGAACGTTAACGTAAGTGCAGCACCACGAGGATGATGCTAGCACAATGGCGGATCGGCGTCAAGTCCGGTCACGGCGGGAGTGTATGCGAAACTTGTGCCACGTGAATCCACAAGCTTGCGCAACGAGTGTTTCAAACGCCCGTTGTGCCGAAATGACGTGCCAAATCGGCACGACACGCCAAATCGGCACACGCCCCACCACCTACCGCACAAGCTTGTGTGTCCCCGTGTGTCCCCGGTAGCTGCAATACCAGATGCACATGGTTGCATTAGGGCAGCCGCCTAAGTTCGCTTGTGTGTTGCACTTGGCATCAAAGCATAATTAATCAATAGGGGAATGCGTCAATCTTTGCATCTATTGCGGGATGCGCAACGTTGTAGCATTGCGCCAGCATGAGGAGCGCTAGCAGGCCCTGAGACGCGCGGAATGCGCCACACGACTCTAGACCCGTGTTAGCCGCTAGAATGCGGCACAGAGGCCGCTAGGGGTCTTAAACAGGGATTCCAGGGTAAAGAAAAACCCCCGGACAATTCCGGGGGTTCTCCGACACTCTAGCTCGTGACCTGTCAGCGCTCAATGGGGGAATGTGCCGCAATCCGTCCCAGTGCGGGATCCCACCCCGCAACACTCCTGGCATAGTGGAAGTGTCACCCACATCGCCGACCGAGTTAGATTGCGGCTGGGATATATGCCCTATTCTTGCCTGGCGATTTCGGAGTCTTTGGCGGGCCGAACGGTAACGATCCAGAAATCGACTGGGTCCCAACGTTTACCGTCGAGAACCTGTTTCCGAATGTTGAGATCTCCGAAATCACAGCCCGCATATGTGCCTTCCCCGTGCGGTTTGACGCTTCCGCGGCCATCCGGGACCATTTCGGCAATCTTGAGCGATGTCAGCGCGCCGCTCTTGTCTTTACGGCGTTGTACGACTTTGAAACACAGCATGTGTTCGGGTGAGTCGTCGTAACGGTCGGAGTCGATTGCACTGCTGTCCGATACCACGAACAACGGTTTTGCTTTCCCTGGCATAGCCTAAACCTTTCGGTCATGGCCACGAGCTAGATTGTCAAAGAGCGCTGACCGCGCTGGGCGGCCACAGACCGGATATGCAATCGATGCGCCAAGATATGACAGGTCAATAGGTTGCAGCATGTGCCAAGGTGGCAGATGGGCGCGTCAAAATGGCAGATCGTAATGCTAAAATAATAGCATCTCGGGTCATGTCCTATCTCGTATCTATTGCGTTATCAATCACTTCCGAGCTAATTGACGTAGGTTGTGGCCGGCTGGTACGTCCTGTAATCGGTATTATGTCAACCTGATTTGCAAGTGACTGAAAACACACGGGTTAGAAATGGCCACAGGTCGCGTCATCTTGGCACACGGCGTACATGCGGCATAAAAACGCCCACCGGTCCGCACGGATCGCCCGCAGAGGCGCACCGGGGGGAGGGGGTTCCGCTGCGCGTCCCGTGTCTTATCTTCCATCGCTCCCCGTTAGAAACCCGACACTCATTTCTCCAACCCCCTGCTATTTGATACACTTAGCGTTTCTCCTGCTAGTTTTTTAGCATCTATCTCTTGACAATAATGAGACATTGTATTACCTTTCCTATTTAGAGATAGGGAGTTAACTGTTTGGCGGCGGTTATCTTCCTCCCCTTTGGTTAGCTCGGGGGGCTGCTTCTCATTGTGTGGGGGCAGCCCCTTTGAGTTCTCCTGTTATTTGAAACACAGGTGGTCGTATTTATTTCGACCTACCCGTGCAGGCCCGACACCTGGGCGGCGTTCTCCGGAGACAGCCAGTGGTGTGACTTTGGGGGAGTGGAGAGTAACTCCCCTGCCACCCCCCCTGTCCCATTTTGGCACACCTGTCCCATTTTGGCACAGAGTTGTAAAAGTTTGGGCGGATGTCCCATTTTGGCACAGGTTTTTTGGTTTAGGGGGTTGACAAGGGGGTTTCTGGGCGAGTACGGTTGGGGGGCTGGTTTCTTACAGATAATTGGGGAGAGAAAAAGTTCTTATCTCTTCTTAGTAGTATCATCTACTTTGTTCTTTTACTACTGAGTAGGTAGAGTGTTACGAGTCTCTAGGGGATACGTATACGGTAGGGTCTTGGTAGGGAAGTAGAATGGAGCGGTACTTCCTAGACTGTAGGGGAGTTAGGGGAAAGAAGGAGAATCAGAGAGAAAAACGGCGCAAATCCCAGACTTCGTCACACGTCATCTGCGCGGAACGGGTGTGATTGTTAGGCTAATTGGGGTTTTGGGATTTGGGTTGTTGGAGGCGGGGTCAGTCGTGGCCTCGCCTTTTTCTTGTTGTCTTTTGCTGGGGTTTGCGGCTGGTTGTTGATTAGCGTTGCCGTTTGTTGCTTTAGCGTTGATTCTAAAGAACTTGTGCTTGACAACGCCGTTTCCGCGCCCTACATTCCCCCGCATGGCCAGTGAGGCGTATCGTCGTCAGCTTCGAGATCCCCGGTGGCAGCGGAAGCGGTTGGAAGTATTCGAGCGGGACGGGTGGCGTTGTGTGAGGTGCGGAGAATCGCGTGAGACGCTTCATGTTCATCACACGAGGTACAGTCCGGGTGCGCCTTGGGAAATCGATCTGGGGGCCTTGCAGACGCTTTGCGAGGGGTGTCACGATCGCAGGCATGGGGTTGTGGAGGAGTTTGCTTGGGAGAAGCCGGATTACGTGGAGAGGGCGCGGCAATACACTCTGGACTATTTCCGAAGGATGGGAATTGTGGAGCAGCCGATTTACCGGGAAGGCGACGAGCCGCCCTTCTAATTATCCTCCATTGCTGACCGAAAAGCCGCCGTCACCGCCATGCCTATCATCAATCGATCCCAGGCCCCATCGCCGTGCATGTCGTCGTAAAGGGCTATTTGAGCTTCGTAGCGCTGCGTTTTCTTTTTCAGGATGCTGTTTTCGTCTCGCAGCCGCTCGACCTCATCGCCCATCACGCGGATCATGGCGCGAAGTGCGCCCTTGCCAGTCATTCTCATTTTAAATGCCAGCCGTGGGTCTCGTCGCGGCCCCGACGTAGTCTCTCCAGCTCGCCCCGGAGTTTCTCTATCTCATCCGCTGCCATCTGGAAGAGATTCTCGTGGGTGATGTCTATGATTCCGCCGTCCTTGTAGATCTCCGCGTGATATTTCAGCTCGCTAAGCAGGTAATCATCCATCATTCCTCCTTAGCGCATGTGCTTCATCGCGGTGGTATTTACGTTGGAATTCGCTGATGTCATAAGCAGCATTGAGTCTCGCGAGTTTAATTTCTAGGTGGTCGGCATATTTTTCCAGTGCTGTGGTGTACTCTCGTTCTTGTTTTGCCATGAGATCACAGTCGATTTGCGGATGGCCGGTGAAGGGTATTCTCTTGGGGCGCTCCATCACTCCCCCTCCCCTTCCTTCTCCGCGAGCGCCAGAAACCGCTTGAACCATCCCTCCTCGTACTCACCGGAATATTCACGCTTCATCCGCCGAGTCTCCCCGGCATGATCGGACGCCACGTCAACCCCGCATTCGTATCCATCTTCCCAGACGGCGATCAGCAACCCTCTCATCTTTTCGTAATCCATCATTCCTCCTTCAGCCGGTATTTATAGGAGAGTCCGAGTGGTTGTTCACAGTGGGGGCATGTCCGCTGGTATTCTTCTTCTTCCAGCCAGCCCTCATTAACCAGTTCTCTGAGCAAGTCAAGAAGTTCGCTTTCTTCGATATCCAGTATGCTGCGAAAACTAACCAAATGGGACCATTCTTCGCTGTGCAGGTTTTTGTCTGAGATTATGCTGATGAGGTAAGCCTTATCGAAGCGGCGCGAGCGTCTGCGGCTACTCATCATTCCCCCCTCCTTGGTGTGAATTTGGCATGAATCTTCCACATATCTGGCGGATCGAGGAAATACTCGATGTCCGCGACATAGTAGCGGGTGGTTTCCTGGCCGTTGTCGAGGATGAGGTAGTCTTTCTCTTTAATTCCTCGTCCGTGCCCCATCAACACCAGCCACATCCCGCCATCCACCACCCTCACAACGTTATAATCGTGGCCCCAGCAGCGGTGTTCTCCCGAGTAATCGTGCGTCTCACTCATCGACAAAGCCCTTCTCACAGCCGATCCAGGGTGCGTTGACCCGATCTATGAGTTTGCACCAGCGTCCCGCCTCGTTCGCTATCGTCTCGTCATCCCACCTCACGCCCTCGAAGGTCTGGTACGCCATGCAGCCCTTGCCATAGCACACCTCGAATGCGGCTCCGATGTGCGTTTTGTATTTCCTGAACGGGCAGCGTCTTTTTTCTTCCATTAGAACGGCGCTTCCATCTCACAGCAGTCGTCATCCTCATCCCGCTCTACGAAGACGTGCTCCATGTAGCGCAATCCGAGCTGCCCCCCCGCCTGCTGCTCAATCATCCCTTCCAGAGTCTTCTTCGCAACGTAGTTCCAAAATCTACTCATCGGCGTCCTCCAGTTCTCGGAGCGCTTTATGAAGCCCCCACAAGCTGAGCGGTGGCCCAAGGTTGATGTCTTTCCTGCTCGATTTAGTTACCTTCCGCGCCGCATCCACCACGCGCTGTAGTCGCTCGTACTCCTCCCACGGCATCAGGGCGTGGGTGCCATTCTTGACCTCCGCATAGAGCGTCACCCTCCCGAGATCATTGTGGGGTGGTTCAAGCCGCACCTCTCGCACTCGCCGCACGTCACTCGCCATCGGAGTCCTCCAGTTCTCGGAGTGCTGCCATAAGATCGTTGAATCCCTTGGGCCTGTTGTTGATATGCGCCTTCACAGCATCCACCACGCGCCGCAACCGCTTGATCTCGTCCTTGAGTTCAGTTTCGTATGAGTTCCAGTGTGACTCCCAGTCAGAAATCTCACCCCGCAACCGCTCGATCTCGGCCTTGGCTCTCGCACAGATGTCCCTGGTATATTGGTCATACCGCCTGGACGTTGCCGTGACCTCAAGCTCTTTCAACAGGTCACTCATCGGTGTCCTCCAGCCTTGCCTCGTCACCCGTTGCTGCGATGTACGCCTCGACCACCTCGCTCATGTACTCTTTGGTGAGCAACGACCACGAAACCACACCGTCGCAGCACAGGGCTTGGAACTTGTCCACGAACACCCGCAACCGCTCGATCTCGTCCTTCAATTCTCGGTTCTCGTTCTCCAGCTCTTTCATGGTCGGCTTGCCCGAATACCAGGACCGCTCTATTGCAGCGAAATGGTCGGCAAATTTGCCTGCAATGTCACTCATCGGTCCTCCAGTTCGTCGAGTGCGGTTATCAGCAACTCCATCTCATCACTGAGGTGAGCATTCACGCGCCTGTACGGTCTCGCTACGTCTCCCGCCGCATCCACCACGCGCTGTAACCGCTCGATCTCGTCTGCGGCTTCTCTGCGTGTCTCGCACAGTAAGCAGGGGTCCCACAGCGTACCCTCGGGATAGTCGTCGTTGAGCCAAGAGCCGTGCCCGTGACACTGTGGACAATCGTTGATCTCGTCTCGCAACCGATCCACAAGGTCACTCATCGTCACTCCTCCTCCCAGCATTCCAACCAAGCCATACGATCCACACACAGAGTAGAGCGGTGCCATACCACAAGAGATCAAAGTTACTCATCAGGCTGCTCCAATCCCGACCAGTTCCTTCTCGGCTTCCAGCCACGCCTCTGCGTCACTGCACATCGAGTGCGGTGTGGCTTGCATGATTCTCCGTAGAAGCATCCGCAGCCGCTCGATCTCGTCTTCGAGTGCGGTGATCTGCATGTGTAACGGGTCGTGGTCACGAGCCTGCAACCGCTCGATCTCGTCTGCGGCCTTCCAGTAAGCGGTTTTCTCTTTTTTGATTCCGTGCGGACTGTCTGCCATGTTAACGGCAAGTTTCCGCAGCCTCTCCACAAGGTCACCCATCGTCATCCTCCACGATCTTGACGCGCTTCATCTCGACTTGGTCAATCCCCCCAACGTCAACGCTGGCATAGGAGGCTATTTCGGAGAGTTTCTCAAGGGCGGTGTCTTCATCCACGTACACACCAACAATTTGTCCGTAATCAGTCACAACCCATGCCGTCTTTGTGTCACTCATCGGTCCTCCAGGTCTTCAGGGTCAACCAAATCTGGCGAGAACTCGAATGTCACTTTTCCGCTGATTTTTCCTCCCGGATAACCCGCTTCGGCCAAGCATCTTTGTAATTCAGCGGCTTCTACCATTTCATTACAGGCATCCATATTCGCCAATCGAAGCTGTTCACGCAGCCGCTCGATCTCAGCAAGCGCGTCATTGAGGTCAGGATCACGCATCCCATGTCTTCGCATTCTATTGATGCGATTCTGCAACCGATCCACAAGGTCACTCATCGTACAGCTCCTGAAGATTTTCGCGAAGAATAAGTTCGCACTCCTCTGGGAGTGGTTCCTGATTAGCCACAATATCCATGATGCATTTATTAACAACGTGGCGGCGACGCCATTTGAGTATTTCCTGTGCAGCTTCGGAGTACAGGTCGTTCTCTTTACGACTCGCCTTCTGAAGTCGCGTCACTATGTCTGGCTCTTTCCACACTTGCCTTCTCCCCCCCGTGTTTGCCATCATTCATCGTCCGCTGAACAAGCGTTTGATAGGCGCTCCACAAAGCCTTGCGGTGTGTTTTCTGCGTGGTAAAAGTCAGGACGGCGCACATAGCGAAGGACGCAGCCAATTGATCGTGCAGATCAAAGCGCTCCTCGACTGCTTTTCTCCCGGCCATCTCGCCCTTTAGCGCGGCTTCCAACATCTTGACGTCTTCCTGCAAAGCGCGGATTCGACTGGCCAGCTTAATGTTTTCGGCTTCCAGCTCAGCTTTCGTCATTCTTCCCATCCGTCTCCTCCTCTAGCACCTTTTTAATCTCGTTCGCCGCCTGCACGATCCCACGATCCTTCATACTCATGTGGTCGGCGGCGTAGGCGTACATCAGGAGGGACTCACACCGCATGATCCCGGCCTGCAAGCGAAGCTCCAGCGCCTTCACCGTCTGTTGGAGCCGGTGAATTTCCCCTGTTGTATCGCTCATATCGATATACTCAAAATCCCTTCGCGATTCCAGCAAAGCGTTACGTCATCTTTGGGATTAACTTGTTTTCCCCAATGCACTCGAAGCAGGGGGAGGGGATCGTCAGATCCAAACATCACGAAATTGCCCAATAGGCGATCGGTGCGCAGGCAGAAATCAGCCTCGGTCCAGGTAATCTGCGCGTGTCGTGGCACAAAGTGGCTGATATTTTCGAAGGAGTGATACTTGCCGGTTACAGGGAACATGCGGCCCACCGGCTGAAGGGACCGGAGCGGCGTGTTCAATTTTGCTGTCTTGCGCGTCGGCACAATGAAGAGTTTCATCCGCTCCAATTCCGTAAAGCGGAGAGGGTCACCGAGTAGCTGAATCTCTCCCGGCTCCCCGCCGAAACGGCCAGTCCACGATATCCAAGGCTCAGAGTCAAGTTCGTCGTCGAACTCTGGCGGTTGGATTTTGTCGTATTCATCAAGGATTCCAGCCGCCTCGGCGGCTGTAACGCCAGCCGCAGCGAAGATCCCAGCGGTAGCTTGCAAGAATTGCCTTCTATCCATGCTTCACGCCAATCCCGCGCCGCAACCCCGGCACGTGTGGGGTGGTATATCCCAATATCCACGATCGCAATACGGGCAGTGGAAGATGGGCTTCTTGGGGCGCTCAGGTTCTTTCTTCGCCTGCTGCTGCATTTCAAGTTGTCGAGCCATAATCTCCAACTGCGCTCGCTGCTGCTCCATCATGTTTTGGGCTTCTGCCGCCGAACGAAACGGCTGGACATAGTTCACGCTGGAGCAGGAACACGCCGCCGATCCCATCGCCGTGCTCATTGAGATCCAATCGTCAGGCGATGCACGCATGCCATAGATCGCTGTAGGACTTGGCTCGGCCAGCGTCGCGCCAGCCACTCCTCCAAGTAAAAAGTGCCAAAAGCTCATACCCACCCCCTCGTCGTCGTGATGGCATTACAGAGCCAGTCCTCGATCTTCCCCTCGTCCACCTCGTTAGGCAGGGGGCTGTTGACGTACGCAAATCTAGCCGCGCCGAAGAGCCGGTCTGCTTCCTTTTTCACCTGATCGAGCGTCCACTTGCCGTCCTTGATATCAAGGAGCTTTGCAGCGTTCTTGCGCTGGACGTAGAGCTTCCCCTCCGTGAGAAACTCGATACCCATCTCCAGCAGCCGAATGAGATGGCTGGCGTTCTTGGTGTCGTAACCGTAGGCTTCGACCAACCGCTTGCGCTTTTCGCCCATGTAGCCTTCGAAGTTCATGTTTTCCATGCGATGGAGCTGCGAGTAGGCGTAGCCAGTGTGCGAGTGATACGCCTTCCTGGACGAAAACCAGTCACGAATGCGGATCATCTCCCGGCCCAGGGCGCTTTTGTAAACGTAATGCTTGTTTTCCAGCCATAGCATACACATCACATTTGGGTTGGCTTTCATCAGCAGGTTTACGAATTTCCGCAATTCGTAATGCACCATGTCGTAATCGTCAAACTTAATATCCCTGGCATCCTTGCCGCGCCCGAAGCCCACGTAGAACTGTTCGGGCGCGACGTAGATAGCCATCAGGTCTTTATCATCCACGGAGCTGGGGTGATCGCTGGGGCGGTAAGTGCCATGGGCGATACTCCCCCGATATCCAACGAGAATTAGATCCTTCTCTTCGGATGGGAGGAGGGCCGCAGTCTCCTCTTCGCTCAGCCCCTTAAACTTAATCATCGACCCCCCAGCTTGCTGAATGCCCAGACCAGCCCCACCAGAAACCAGACGACGAGGAAAAAAATCAGCGCAAATGTGAAATGGCGATTCCAAATCGCAACAGTATCTACAATGTATTGCCCGAGCACGGTGACGCCGATAAGCAGTGGAACCAGCAGCCCACCAGCACAGAGGACATTAAGCCACTTACGTTGATTACTCGTCATCGCCGTTCTCCACCCAATCTTCACGGACGTAATCTACAGCGCCGGGCTGGATCTCAAACCGACGCATGGTAACGCCCTCTCCATTTAAGACATCAACAAAGTAGCTCTCCGACACTGTATTGAAATAAATCACGGTATCGCTATCGCCGTCCGTGTTGAAGAACGCGCCGCCGATTGTCCGAACGCCAGTGATGACAAACTCTCCCATATTCACCGCCCCTCGGGTCTGGAGAAGGGTCACAGCTAAGTCCTTCCTCCCGTAATGTCCGGCACTCCCTTCGGTTCCAGCTTCGCTGCTTTCCACACGTTATTGAACATGGGAGTAACAACGGCTCCGAATCCAGCGAACAGAACCTTGTGAAGCTGCGTGACTGCCGCCAATAGATCCGGGTCCACATGGGGCGGCTTGGGTGGCTCAATCACGACGCAGCCGAAGAATCGATAATAGGCGTAGACGAGCGAAGCGCCCACCGCCAGGCCAATGACGAGATACCAGAATCCACTCATGTTATTCTCCCATCTGATGCCGATATGGATCGGTCGCCTCTTTCCAATCTGTATATGCTTTTTCGTCGAGCATGCCGCGCCTGTCGATCTCATCCCAAGTCAAGACAGCTTGCAAATCAATATGCTCCTCCTTCCACGGATCTCGGTCGTGATACGTGACGTACGGACGCACCAGCGGAATCCCTCCCGTGTACTCCAAATAGGTGGGGTCTCCGACGAAAAATGCAAACTCAATCCAATTCCGATGAACGTTATCGATAACATGCTGGGGCATGGTTGGCTGGGTTGGTGCCTCTCGCACGATCGTATTAGCGATGTTCTCCTCAACTTCGAGTTGTTCTGGGGTTGGGGGTTCCCAGAGATGGCTGGGACCAATCGCCAGCTCGTACTCAGTGCAAGCTCTCTTATAGATAACCGGCGTCTCTTCTCCAAGGCGATCCGTTTCATCTACGACGCGCCGCACCGTCTTGTAGCACTGCATGCCTGCCTCAAAGGACGTATTATAAAAATAGCCCCCATAGGCACCAAAAACGGTCGGACGTCGCTCAATTCCGCATTTGCAAGCATACTGCTCCAGGTCGGGGTGATTCTTTTGGATGTCCAGGAGCGCAAAAAGGCCAGCCAAGGATTTCGGGCGCACGACGACCTTCCAGCAATGGTGACAGAAGCTCGGAACAAAGGGGCGCGATGTTTGCTTTGCCACAACGTTGAAGAGAATGTGATGAGACATAAAACAGTCTGCGCGTTTCAGGTGACGAACGTAATGCCATGGTGCATAAGCTGGAATAGAATACTCCGGGTCGGCCTTACCGTCACCAAAGCGGAGCTTCCAGCCGGACGCGGTGATGACTGGCTTCAGCATCGTCAACGTATCGCGCCGCTTGAGTTGTCCGTAATAAGAGTTTTTTGCACGTTCGCGGACCTCATCCTTCAGCGCCGCCAACTTCTCACGGGGATCGGTGGGTGCTACTTCGCCAGCAACCTTAGCGAGCGCTTTTTTGGCGGCGACCCTTCTCTTGTTCTCGGGCAACGGCGTCCAATGTTTCCTGCAAAGCCCTCGCGAGTAGACGGAACGTGTGCAATTTTTTCTCATGCATTCATTCTTCGCCATCATTTACCTCCTGGTAGCTCCTGTATTCCAAGATGAGTGTTCAGCTCTCTTGCGGTTTTGAGAAAGGTGCCCCTCATGTGTGGCTCCATATTCTTATGCGCCATGCTCCAGCGGTCAATCTTACTAAGTAGCTCAGCAAGTTTAATGTACGTCTGGTAGAGGTGGGGATAGCAGTAGTAGTCGTTTTTGAGATAGCTGCAGCTCTCCGCGAGCGGGCAGTCCCGATCGCAAATCCCGATGCCGTTTCCCAACAGCCGGGGTTTGACCGGCGCGTTGCGCAGATCCATCCGGTGCTCCTCCTTTTCGGCTGGTCGCCGCCTGGGCCATGCGGGTATTTTACACTCCGCCAGTTGGGTTGTCAAATTTGACACTTGACAGTGCCGGATCAGCGTGTTACGGTCGGCGAACAACCCGGAGAGGGGGTGGCGTGACCTTCGAAAAGCGCTTCACCGACCAGGAGCTGATGCGGGCCGTGTCGGAGATGAAACCGTGTGCCGCCAAGGAGCTGGCAAACAAGTTCGGTGTCAGCAAACAGGCCATCTTCTGGCGCTTAGAACGCCTGGAGAGGCGAGGCAGGGTGCGCCGGGTGAGGGCACCGAAGCACTCCAAGAATCCAGATCTGTGGTTTTGCTATTTAGAGGGTGACGAATGACCCAGGAAGACCTACAATAGAGTCATGTGCGTCCTTGCTCACGCCCCGCCAAGTAACTCAGAATCGATTGGTGGTTCGGCCATTCTCGGAGTTAGTTCATCCGAGACAAGCGCGGCAACACTGTGGCGTGCCTACCTGAACCCCTCAGCATCACGCCAACCACAACCCTTCACAGGCTTCACTTCCTTCCTTTCCCAGCCGCCAATCGATTCATTTAACCAACCAAAGGGAGATCTCCATGTCCTCCACCGCCACCCAGCCACAGCTTTTCGAGGATCAATTCGACAGCCCAACAACCTTGGGCGACGGCATCAAGAAACGAGACAAGGAAGCGGTGCGTCACCTCGCCAAGATGTATGGATTCGACGAGTGGTACACAATTTATCCTAATAAGAAACAAAGACATGACGCCGAACTGGCTTTCGTCTTTAATCTTCCTCACAGCGATCGCAAGCAAATCATAGACTTAACTCAAGATTATTTACAACGCAGGGAGCGAGCAATACGCGCTAGATACTGGGTTCCATGTCTACCATATCCAGCCACGTACTTGAATAATAGCCGCTGGGAAGACAAATTCGAGACCGACGATCTTCCACCTGAACTGATTTTGAACAGTGAGGCGAGTGACTTGGTCAGGAGATTCCGCCACCGCTACGGCGATGATTTTCTGACCGATGAACACTGATCCCCAAAGCCACATCAGCGAAGAGGCAGAAGAGGCTGTCCTGGGCGCGTGCCTGCTCGACCAGGACGCCGCCTTGGAAGCTGTGAGTAGGCTGGAGGAGAGTGACTTCTCCGGTGGCAGGATGACCATTTTTCAGGCAGTCCAGACCTTGGTGGCCGATGGCCTGCCGGTGGACCAGCTCACGATTTCGAACCACTTAAAAGCGAACAAAACCCTCACTGCCATTGGGGGTGCGAGCTATCTCGCCGCGCTCACCGATCGATTGCCGGATGTTGCCAACATTGGCTATTATTGCGCAATCATAATCGAGCACACCAAGGTCCGCGAAATTAAGCGAATCGGTCAGTACATCCTCAACAATGAGCTGGAGTCCCGCGAGCTGCTCGAAGAGACGCTCAACAGGCTGTACAACGTCCGCGAGGGCGGAGAGGATAGGGAGCCGAAGCAGATCAAGAAGGTGGCGGCGGAGGTGGTGGCCGACTCGCTCATGCTGGCCCAGGGCCATCTCGACGAGGTGGGGCTGCGCACCATCCCGGCGCTCGACGAGGTTATAACGGTCGGCCCCGGAAAGAACATCGTCTTAGCCGGGGGACCGAGCACCGGGAAGACGTCGCTCGCCCTGCAGATCGCCGACGTCGTGGCCGAGCGGGGCAAGAGCGTCCTGGTGTTTTCGCTGGAGATGATGGCCGACCAGTTGGCGACCAGGCTGTTGGCCCGTCGCACCGCCGCCCACTTCGACGCCATCTCCAAGGGCCGGGTCGAACCGTACTTCCAAAAGAGGCTGGAGGATGAGCTGCTCCAGATCGATAACATGCCGCTCTGGATCTGCGATGATCCCGACCTGACGTCCACAGATATCCGTGCGCTGGCCAGGAAGCACCAATTGAGGCACGGTCTCGATTTGGTCATAGTGGACTATCTGCAGCTCGTGACCCCGCCCCCTGGGCTGAGGGGTCGGAGCCGCGAGAACGAGGTCTCAGCGTGCTCCAGGGGCCTTAAAAAGCTATCTATGGCCCTACCCGTGCCCTGCTTCACGCTGAGCCAGCTCAACCGGAAGGGCCAGGGCGAGGATCACCGACCCGCCCTGCACGAGCTACGCGAGAGTGGATCGATCGAGAACGATGCGGACATTGTAATCTTCATCTATCGGCCCGACATTCAAAGCCCGGCAGCCCAGCTTTTGATAGCCAAAAATCGCAACGGTCCCGTGGGCGAGGTTGACATGATCTTCAGGGGGGCACGATATTCTTTTGAGGAGCCGATTAGCCATGAGAGAGAAGCCCCTCCCAGATCCCTGGGCTACTGACGAGGGCCGTCAAATGATGGCCGATTACCTCGACGTATTGGCCACCAACCGAACCGCGCTTGATACCGTCATGGCCGCGTGGGATGGGGCGCTCCCCATGGTGCGGTATTATCGCGAAATCAACCGCTACACGGGGAGCAAAACTGATGGCTACAAGAGGCTGCAAGAAGTCGGCATCATCAGAAGGACCGGCAAGCGCGGAAATGTAATCAATCGCATAGGTTACAAGCTCGAATTAATAGACGAGAACGTGAGGAACATCATCACAGAGACGGTGGCACTCCTCATGCGCAGAACGCGAGCGGACCTGGAAGCGTGCGAGGAATTTTTTGATACCCTGGAAGAAATCTCCCGCGAAGATTTGACAGAATCGTAATCCAACCCTACTATTTGATTAGGTAAAACTATGATTACGATTCCTGTCTCTGCTCCACTGGAGATCACATGGCGAGGGTTAAAGGCGAAGCGAAAGATCTGCTTGAAGAGCTAGGTATCAGCCGAGACATTGATAACAAGACGCTCGAAGAGCTAATCCAGCTCCACCCGACAGTCCGCAATTTCGTAGAAGGACACCTCACTTTCGCCGAGGCGCTATTCATTGAAACCTACATTTGCAATGGATTTAACGGCCCAAGGGCCGCAAGAACCGCACAATTCAAGGCCCTGAATGCCAGGGGTGACACTCAGCTCGCAAACAACATCCTCCGCAAGCCCGTCGTCAAGAGAGTGCTCGCTGCCCGGATCGCCGAGCGGGCGATGGACGCGGACGAGATTCTCGCCAGGATTCGCGAGGTTGCCGAGGGCAGCCTGGAAGATTTCATCGACATCAAGGAAGTAAATGATCCTGGCGTGGAGGGCGACAGCATGACCGTTGCCGTGCCCGATCTCCACAAGGCCGCAGAGATGGCCAAGATGCATCTTCTCAAGGAGTTCAAGTACGACAAGGACGGCAACATCACCGTGAAGCTCCGGGACCAGGACAGAGCCCTGGAGCTGATGGCCAAGCATCTCGGCATGTTCGAGAAACACGACAACCGCATCCCGGCAGAGTTCATGGCGGTCATGATGATGACCCCGGACGAGCGAGCGCAGGCCCTCAAGGATTACCGGGAGATGAAAAGCTGGGAAGATGAAGCGGCGGGCTGACGCTCAGACCTTGGAGCTGCTGGCTCACAAGGAAGAAATGGACGCCATCTGGTCCAAGGACTGCTGGCGTTGGTTCTGTCAGATGGTCCAGACGGTGGACGAGGCGGCGGTCAGCAATGAAACCGGCAACGTGTTCCGCTGGCCAGCTCACTACACCTACCTGCGCGAAGTGCTGAAGGTTCTTGAGAACGAGCCGCTTGTTATTATCCCCAAAAGTAGACGCATGATGATCTCGTGGCTGGTTGCGGCATACTTTGTGTGGCATGCCAGGTATCACGAGAATGGAGCGCTCTTCTGGCAGTCCGAAACGGAGCAGAAGGCAGCCTTCATTGTGGATCAGCGCTGCAAGTTTATCGAAGAGCACCTCTACAGACCCGAATTCAAGGAACAGATCAAGACCATCAAGACCAAGCAGGGCCTGGTTGGGCGCATCACGTATCCCAACGGCTCCTATATATGGGCCGTGGCGCAGGGAGGAGACGTGCTCCGCACCTACACAGCCACCAAGGTCATGATGGATGAGTGCGAGTTCCAAGACGAGTCGCCTGACGCCTTGACTGCCCTACTGCCCCTGGTCGAGAAGGGCGCTCAGGCCATCCTCGTCTCCTCAAGTAACGGCCCGATCGGCGTCATGGCGGAGCTGTGTCGAGATGTTGGTTTCACGTCCTGGAAAGACATGAGCACGCTCTGTAATGCGTTGGAGGGAGGGGCAGATGCCACAGACAGCTTACGGATATCCCAACCCACAAAATCAACAGTGGGGTTATCAGGGGCAGCGGGCTAACCCCTGGATTGCGGATTGGTCTCAGAACCAGAATCGCATGGGCTGGCCGAACTATCCCCGGCAACCGCAGGGTGGTTGGGGGGGAATGCGCCCGCAGCCGCACCCCGGTTGGGGTGGCTGGCAAGCGCAGCCTCAGCCGGGGCCGCCCGGAGGGACCGGCTGGGCTGGGCAACCTGGCTCGTGGAGTGGTGGTGAGATGAGGCCGATGCCTGCGCCGGGATGGGGCTGGGGTGGTGGCATGAGGCCAATGCCCGCGCAGCCGCCGCAGTGGTACGATCAGCTTCGCGCCAGGCCAGTTGATCCAGGATTCGGCAACATCAGCCCGGAACATTGGAAAATATTGAGAAATCGAGGTGTCGTCGGGGGAAACGCGGCAACCCAAGGCCCAGAGAGCCTCGGATACCGGGGGGGTAAGTGACCGAGCTAACCCCCGTCCGTGTTCTCGATCATCCGGGCGGCTGGAAGATCGTGCCGGTTCATTACTCCATGGACCCAAGCAAGGACGTGGATTGGGTTTGGAAGACGAAAGCCAGGGGCAAGGACACCGACTGGGAGAAAGAATATGAGATCAACTTTGCGTCGGTGGTGGGCAAGCGTTGCTTTGAAAGCTTTTCCCTCATGGCGAACACGAAAACGGATCTCAAGTGTGACGACCACCTTCCCATCCGTCTCACGTGCGATTTCAACGTCGATCCCATGTGCTGGCTCGTTTGCCAAATCAACAACGATGTTCTCTACGTGCTCGATGAAGTCTATCTCTCCCCAGGTTCCGTGGTCGAAGCCTGTGATGCTTTCCTTGACCGGTACGGAGACCATTATGGTGAGGTCTTTATATACGGAGACGCCTCTGGTAAGGCCCGCTCGCAGCGAGATCAGCGGAGCAACTACGACGAGATGCGCCTACGTTTCTCCAACCGCCCGTTTCGAGTACGGATGAAGGTGCCCACCCGCAATCCCTCCAACGTCAACTCGGTGATGGCTCTCAATCGCAGGCTTCAAGATGAATGGGGCAATCCGAGAGCTTTCATAGCAAGAGCCGAGTGTGAGAATCTGATCGCCGATCTCACCCAGGTCGTCTGGGATGAGCTAAGCGAGGGCAAGCGCATCAAGAAAGTGCGCAACCCAGACGACCCGTACTTCTACCGGACCCATGCATCCGACGCCCTCATGGCCCTGGTGTATCGGGAATGGCCAACCAAGAAAGAGCTGGTGGACAGCACCGACACTGGGAAGAGTCTCAAGCATAAGCGCAAGCGCAAGAAACGCTTACTGGCCATGTTCCCAGACTAGGAGGATGAGATGGCAGACAGAACGGCAGTCTTTCTGATCGATATCACGGAAGACGATCAAAACTCGAACGAGATCCCGCTTGGCAACGACGCGCTATATGCGATCGAGATGCCCAGCGCCTGGACTGCGGGGAATATCACGGTCAAGGGCAAGATCAACGTGGATGCAACGGCGCGTAACGTGCTCCTGTTCGATTACTCGGACGGGACGCAGGATGTTCTAACGATTGTCTCGCCAGCGGTTGATACGCTGATCTTCTTTGATCCGCCAATTCGTGGTCTTTACAGCGTGCAGCTCTATTCAGCCGCCGCCCAATTGGCAGATCGCACCATCACACCCAGATTCCACCGCTTTATCCCCAAGTGAGGCAGCTATGCCCGAGGAACTTCGAATTGAATCCGCGCCAGACGCCCCAATTACAGAGCGGCTGAAGCCACAAACTCCTCTCCACGGTCAAGTTCTGGGGCGGCTCACCGACCGGCGCGACTATTCGGAAGAGTTCCTGGCAGATCGCCGCACAGAATGGAATCGCGTCAAGCGCCACCTTCGTTTTTACATCGACCTAACCGAAAAAACCAAACTCGCTGACAAGACCACCGACAGCCAAGACCTGGAGATGCCCTTTAAGCGAGCTATCACCATCCCCTTATCCGCCGCCACACTGGAAGTCTATCTCACCCAGCTCATGTCGATCTTCACCGCTCGCGACCCGATTTTTCAAATCAAGGGCCGGGCACCGGAGGACATCTTCTCGGCACGACTCGTCGAAGCCCTTTTGACGTACGACGCGCAGCAAACCAAGGCTTTCTCGGCGATGTATTCCATGTTCCACGATGCCATTGCATACGGAAATGGAATCACCTACGACAGTTGGGAGATTGAAGAGGGGATCAAGCACGAATTCGAGCCTCTTCAAGTTCCTGGCGCTCCTCCTGGACTCCTTGCGGCTGTGCTTGGTCCTCTCGCTTACACGCCCATGCGACGCTGGGGAATTAAGCGTGAGTACAATCGGTGGCGTCCCGTAGATCCCTTCTCGATGAGACCAGATCCAAGGGTGGCGCTCTCCGATCTGCAGGGGGGCGAATTCTTCGGGCACAAGTTTGAGGCCAGTTACAACACGCTACTCAAGAAATCTGGCGAAAGGGGGCCTTACTTCAACGTCGAGAACCTTCCCGCCAGAGCGGGCTTGAGTCTCAAAAATGAGGACAAGGAAGAATATGGGATCAACGAGCTTACGGCGGACAGCACCAGCCACGACGTCAAGGACCGTGGATACTACAACTGCGAAACCATGACCGTGGAGCTGATCCCGTGGGATTGGGAGCTTGGTGAGTCCACCATGCCAGAGAAGTGGATCTTTGCCTGGGCAGAGGACGACGTCATCATCAGGGCCAATCCACTGGCCAATGCGCACGACCAATTCCCGTACTCGGTTGCTGAGCCAAACCCGGATTTCCATTCCACGTTTGGCCCCGGCGTAATTGAAAACATCGAGCCGATGCAGCGATTTATCAATTGGCTCTTCAATAGCCACGTTGAAAATATCGCGTCGATGCTTAACAACCAGTGGGCGTACTCACCCAAGTTCATCCAGGAGATGGACCTGGAGTATGGCGGGCCTGGTCAGCACATCCGGCTTACCAATGATGCTGTGGAGATGATGCTCAGCGGTGAGATCCAGGATGTGAAGCAGTTTCTGTGGCAAGTGCCCGCCCAGGACGTCACCGGCCCGAGCTACATGAATGCCGTGCAGTACGTGTACCAGATGGCGCAGCTTTTGACCAGCGTGAACGATCCCCTCTCGGGCGTTCAAACGCCCACCGAGCGCTCCGCAACGGAGATCCAAACCATCACGGCCAAGGCCAGCGACAGGGTCGCAATCAAGGCTCGTTTAATGGACGAGAACGCCATGCAGCCGCTCATCCAGCGAGCGATCGCCAACCGTCAGCAGTTCACCCAGATGCAGCAGTATTACAACATCGGCGGGCAGCTCGCCAAGGATCTCATGATGGAAAGCATCTTCATCGATATGCGTGAGCTGCAGGGCCAGTATGACTACGTGCCAATCACGGGCATCCTGCCCGAAGATCCAGCCCGATCAGCCCAGGTCTGGGCGAATGTCATGGCTGCGGCAGCCCAGATCCCCATGCTCCAACAGCCTGGACCGGACGGCAGGATGCTCGATTTTCGCGAGGTTTTCAATACTGTCGCCGAAAAGCAAGGCATCCAGAATATCGATCGCTATTACATGAACGTCAACGTCATGCCCGATCAACAGGTGGCTCAGCAAGAGCAGGCTGGCAACATGGTGCCGCTGCCCGAGCCGCAGGGCATGCTGCCCCCAGGAGCCATGTAATGCAACAGGAAAGCTCCCAGTCCAGACTGGGTAATCGCGTTCAGGAATTGGAGAAAGAATTGCGGCTCCTTGAGCCAGTCGTCGAGCGTGCCCGCCTGCGGGCGAGAGGACTGGATGAGGAGTGGAACGAATGGAAGGAGAGAACCATTGTCAAAATCTGTAAGGAGATCCTCAAGGTAAAGACGGATGATCCGCCGTCCAAGGCCGTGGCGATTATCAATCGCCTACACAGTGATTGCGCCGAAATAGAGGCCCCGGACAGGCTCATCGCGGATTACGATCAAAAAAAGAGCACGCTCCTCTTGATAAGACAGGAGTATAAGAGTTATCTTACTTCTGTGGAAAAGGCGCAGAAGGCTTACGAGGATCTCGCATGGAAACAGGCAATAAGCTAACCCGTTCTATCCGGCACGAGGAACATGGGGCGACGCGCACCGGAATCGCGACCCTAAACCACCTTCGGCTGACCTGCCGAGCGGGAGCCAGTAAGGAGTAGATATGCCACCGGAAAAGCAGGAGGATACCACCAGGCAGGAATTCGAGGATGCCCTCGATCTGTCGCAAGATCCTTACGACCCCGGCTTTGATGACGACCTCAAGGTAGACGAGGATCAGAAAAAGCCCGAGGCTGACGAAAAGGAGAAAGCGGCAGATGACCAAGCCAAGGAGACTAGCGAGAAAGAAGCGGAAGCTACCCCTGAAGCCGAAGAAAAGCAAGAAGAAAAGCCCGTCCAAGAAGAGCTGAAATTGGAACAGGAAGAGATCCACGAGATCACCCTGCCAGACGGCTCGAAGATGGCGGTGCCCAAGGAACTGGCTGAGCACGAACAATTCAAGAAGCTCGTCACGCAGGATCATCAAGTTGCGCACTATCAGAAACTTGCAGAGGAAAGACAGGCACAGCTCGATGAGCTTCAAAAGCAGCAGGACCAGAAGCGACAAGAGGCTATTGATATCCTCTTGCAGCAGCAGGCGGCACAAGCGGAACAGGCGCAACAGCAGCAGCAAGTTCAGCAGTTCCAGAGACCACCGGCAGACAAGATCAAGGAACATTTCACTCCAATGATCGCCCAGATGCAAGCAGAGGGGCGGATCACTGAGGAGGAAGCCTACGATCACGGTGGCCTCATTGCCGAACAGCTCTTTCAGAATGCATTGCTGGAGCAGAAAATCGCCCAGCTTGAGCACGGAATGACTCAGGTGGTGACAGCAATGCCGACGCAGGAGATGTTCGATCTTTTCCGAGCGCAACAGGTGCAAACAGAAGAGGCTAAACTACTCGCCGAAGTTTCCAACCGGCAGGGCTACGAAGACCTAACAAATCCTGATGAGTGGCAGAAGCTCAAGGATTTCGTAGCTCAGAAAATAGCTAACAGCCCGAAAGACGGAGAAGGTAATCCAACGTTCAATCCCCTGTTCGATGCGGACACGGTCTGTGCGCTTTACGATGCCATGATGGCACCAACCTGGCGCGCAGCAATCCAGAAGCAAAGGGCACAGGCGGAGGAGGACGCCAAGACGTCGGCGAAACAGGCGGCTGGAGATTCCGCCAGTAAAGCTCCAGCCAAACCAACGCCGCCGAAAGCTCCAATGACGCCGGAACTGGACGCGATGACCTTCGACGATCCAAAGGCTGCTACTGGCTAAACTAAAGCTGCAATTCTTGGGCTGCAGCGGAGGAAACAATGCCTGCAGTCCTTGGAATGCGTGGAATTGGGTCGTTCTCGGACGACGAACGCCCAACTAACTTCCGTGAAGCTATCCTGCGGGAATATCCGCAGGGAGGTGCTGTCTTCACGATGATCCTTGGCATGCTGAAAAGCGAAGCCACGGACGACGTGAAATTCACGATTTTCGAGCAGGGCTTGCCCCAGCAAGAGTTCGTGATTGAAAGCGCCTCTGGTGGATCGGACAACTCCGACGATACCGTTTTCGTTCTGTCTGACACCCTGCCGGTTGCCAATCTCACCCCGACGACTTCTTGGAAGGCGGGGATGTTAGGGCGGATCGAGAGCACGAATGAGATCTTCTTTGTCACCGGCACCACTCTCGCGACCGACAGCCTAACGGTTGTTCGCGGCATCGGTAATAGCGGGACCGGCGTCATCTTCGACGATGGTGCAGCCTGCACGATCATCGGACACGCTGACAAAGAAGGTGCCGACACTCCGACCGCGATCAGCTACGACCCAACGACCAAGTACAACTACATCGAAACCTTCCGTACTGCACTGACCCTGACCGACGACGCCGCCCAGACCTACTACCGGACGGGCGATGTCATGAAGAACAAGAAGTTCGACGCGGCCCAGGATCACGCGATGCAGATGGAGAAGGCTTTCCTGTGGGGGAAGCGCGACAGCGTGGACCACGACTCGGACGGGTACGAGTATCGCTCAACTGGCGGTCTTGCCCACTGGCTCTGGGCCAGCTACAAGACCGACTTCTCATCCACCGGCCTCACCAAAGACGGGCTGAACACCTT